GGCTTCCAGTATAACTTTTCTTACCACGCTTTTTACCAATAGCAAGATGCGGACTTACAACAGTTCCTATATTAGCCGCGCTAGTGGCGCCAGGTGTTGCTGTTTCTGATATAATTTCACGTATTTTCATATACCGTACTTGTTCCTTTTAGGATTAGCTATTGGACTAGTAGTATTAACAACATCTTTCATTTCTGAACTTTTTCCATTGGGTACTACAACAGTTCCTTTAATACCCATGGAACGTTCTGCATTTGACAGCATTTCTGCTTCTTCATCATTACGAACCCAGACTGCTGGACTATTCGATGTTACTCCACGACTTGGTGCTTTATCGTTTGCCAGAGCAATGCCTAAACGATACATATCGTAAAACGTATCTAATTCATCGTAGCGTTTAGCAAAAGGCCCGCTTTGTTTTAAATTTTTACGTATTTGGCCTTTCTTAGTTGCTTCGTTTAAAAATTCGTTTGCTCTCATTTTATTTTCCTACTGGTTTTTCACCAGTCATGTACGGTAAACTAAACCACAATTTAAACCATTCTGGAGTTCCTGGTTTAATATTATGTTTTTTCATTAATTCGCCTTTGTTATTACCTGTCATACTAACATTACTACCTTGACTTGCACGATACTCGTGCAATCGAGCCTGCCCACCTAATCCGCCCATGCCTGATAAAATCTTCATTTCTTGTATAGGATCATTTGGCGCAAGATAGCAGTCATCTGGACTATCTTGATTTAAATCTTGGCTTGTTATTCTATATTGTTTCATATACCGTATTTATTACGTTTAACATTGGCTATTGGGCTTAGTTTATTTGTGTTAGGCAATTCTTTTGACTTAGCTGAAGTGCTAGAACTTGATCGAACACCCATTGTTTTTTCAGCACCTTTACGAATTTTTGCATCAGCATCTGTATAATCGATCATAGCAAATGAATTTGCAAGGGCACTTTTCTTAGACATGTCGCTAAATTCTGGACTTGGTGCTAATGCAACTCCAAATCTATAAGAAGCATACGAGTCACTATTAGTTAAACTGTCATAGACAGTCATGCCAGGAATAGCATCTTGTTCGAATTTCTTTAATGATTCACGTGCTTTAGCTTCGTACAGTTTGTTTAATTCTTCGCTAACACGTTTGTGTTTCATAGCATTGCTTAACTGTTTAGTGCCCTTGTCGGCCTTATTAAATTCTTTAGCGACCGATTGCTTAATTCCTAATTTTTTTGCAAACTTAGGATCATGTGCGGCCGCGGCCATTGTACGTGCTTGTTTTTCGCTGGTACTTCTTTCTGCTAATTCTTGTGCAGGTCCTTTGGTTTTTTGTTGTTTCATTGCGGCCTTCTCTGCTTTTTGTTTTTCTTTTTCTGCTTTAAGTCTTTCTTTTTCTGCTTTGGCCGCATCTTTAGCGGCTTGTGCTTCACGATGCGGCAACAAATAGTGTGCCACTAAATCAAAAAACTTATGCCCGGCAACCATAGTGTCAGCTGATACTCCAGCCGCTTGAGAGAATCCGTGTCTGTCGCCTGCGGCTACAGCATTACGTAACGCCGTTGCTGAACTAATACGTAGATGTTTTTTAGCCTGCTCAATATTATCAAATGGCAATCTAATGTTCTGAAAAGAATATTCCCCGTGTTGCGCAGATTGTCCGTTAGATTTTAATAATCCTGGTACAACATAGGCCTCGTCTGTGACACAAACAAGGTCAAATGGTAATGTACGTCCAGGTACACCGCCATATTTTTTAAAAACGTATGTAGCAAGAGTCCACCAGCTTTGCTCAGCTACTAAATGATCTCCTACTTCGGGCATGATTGTTTTCATTGCTTCGATCTTAACTTCAAATGGTAGCGGATCTTCGGGGCCAACAGTACTTTTATTAGTACCTACGTACCATTGGTCTGCAACTTGCGAAGCAGTTTCCCATGCGTGTTTATGACCTTTATGCGGAGGGTTAAATCTTCCAAATATAATTGCCACACTTTGTGGCATAGTTGATTCTGTTAAATGATATGTTTTCAATTTTTCCACCCTGGTGCAACAATTTTCATATTGCCATGTTTATGATGAGGTTGAGCATAGCGAACATATCCTTCACTATTAGTAGCCCATACATCTGCATCATGTGTATCGTTTGTTATTTTGTATATGTCGTGTTTAATATCTCTAATAATTTTCATAGCATGAAAAACTTCGTTTAACGCACCTGTTTGTTGTTCGAGATTATGTAATGCCTGTTGTTTAGGTAACGACACACGGGGCTTGCCGTTAGCTAAGGGTTCTGCCATCCAATCAAAAAATACTTTAGCGTTAATAGATTCAAATGTACCACCTGCATTTTTTTGATTTAAGAAAGGATAAAATATTCCGTTCTTATCGGTATGCGAAATACTTGCAACAAATTGATCAATTTTTTGACCATGTTGTTCCAACCATGTTTGTTTTGTTTTTACATCTTTTTTAGCAATAAGTTCTTCGCCACTTTTTGCATGACTTGGAGCAGTACTATTGTAGATAGGATCTAATACAATTAATCCAGGTGTTCCATTAAATTCTTCAAAACTGTCTTTAGGTTTTTGTGCAGAATCTGGAGCACCAAACGTATCAAAAGTACCATGAGCCGCTATCATAAGTTTTGCTCCAGCTATACGTTTACCTAGTTCACTAGATTGACTAACATGATATTCAGTAGCACTGTGTGGATTAGGATGCATGTTGTATGTACCGCTAGAATCCATCTTAGGTTTAGTGGACGGCATAAAAATTGCATCAGCATATACAAATCCAACAAAGTCCTTTGGAGTAGCCGCATCAAATACAGGATACAAACTTGCAAACTCGCTGGCAAAACGTTGACGTTCAGGAGTTATCTCTTGTCCTTTAGCACCTTCACCACTTTTGTTTAAAATAAAATTCTTAACAGATTCTGGACTTGTAAAGTCGTCCATTGTTGTGCCAGTGTTACGTCCGCCTTTGCCCCAGCCGTTATGTCCTGCTAGGATTAATGGACCACCTGCAACTTCCCTGCCCCAGTAGATCTGAGGATTACCGTCCCATTTGAATCTTAATTGTTTAGGTTCGGCTTTAATTTCATCAAAGTGTTGTAGTGCTTCAAGTATTCCGCTTACGCCGTGAAATATTACAAAGTGTTCAGGATGGTTAAATGCCCTGCCAAGCATTGGCTGAGCCTTTTCCTGAGCTACCTCACGGATGAATAATTCTCTTAGTAACACTTAGTTTGCTCCGTAATGCCCGTCTTTAATTTTTTGCGTTTCGTCATCTAATAAATGTTTGCACATTTCGTCTAACAACTTTTGATCTGGTTCAAGCGGTAATTGTTTAATATTGAATTTATCTACATATTGATTATAACATTCTTTAACAGCTTTGTCAAAAAGAGCAACATCGGCATCTTTGCCAGTGTCTAATCGATCCTTACACGCCATAATTGCTGGAAACGTATGTTTACGGTACGCATTATCATCGTGATGCATAAAAAACATCAAATCATCTTTTAAATCAAATCCTAACCCGTGTGGATCGTTTGGATCCTTTTCTGGCTTGTCTAGATCAAATTCAAGGCTTTCACAAAGTTCATTTATACGCATGTTTAGTCCGTTTTTCAAAAAAAATACCCTAACTGAGGCAGTTAGAGTATTTATCGTAACACGCAGATAGCAATTAGTCTTTCAACTGCTTGATAATGCGTTCAACCTTGCTTAAAGTGCTTCCTAAGTGCATTTTTACCAGGAGTAAATTGTTATCACCTGTTACATAGAAATGTGTGCCGCCCCAACTACGTGCTCTGGCCAAGTCTCGTTTGCAACTCTTGGTTAGCTTGATCTTAGCATTACCCTCAGCCCAGTCGATAAATGTGCTATATTCCTGTTTAGTTGCGCCCATAGTAACTCTAAAATCGTAGTCCATCTTAGTCATTACTATTGTATCTTTTGTTAAGACACTGCCGTCTGCAGGTTTACTAATATATCTGATATTATCGCTATATTTTTTAGCTAGAAAATTAACATCTTTTAAATTATTTGTATAAATGTTAACAGATGGATTTTCAATACGAATTTCAAAGTCCTGTAGCTTTTTCAAATCTGTACAGAGCGTTTTTGAATATTCCAAATCTTCTACAGTTTTAATTCTATTAGCCCAGTGACTATGATGTTTTGGATATTGACCAAGTTTACTCAGTTCTTTTAAAGCATTATCAAAATCACCCCCGCGGAATAAAGTAGCACCCGGACATACCAGTACAATCTTGTACTGGTATTTTTTTAAAAATAAACTACGGGTTTCTTTATACTTCATCTTGGGTAATTGTTACACTTTCTTCAATCGTTGCAATTAACGGTAGCTTAGGTGTTTTAACTTTGGCAGTAAGTAAGATTTTATCTTCCTCAATGCTAATAGTTACCCATCCGCCATTCTTTAGTTCGCCAAACAACATCATCTTAGCAAGGTCACGTTTAATTTCCTTGTCAATTGTACGTTGTAGCGGACGAGCACCCATCTTAGCATCAAAGCCTTTGGTAATTAACCAATCAACTGCTTCATTGGTAATCTTAATGCGGATACCTTTTTCTTTAACTTGTTCACGCATTTCATCAATGAACTTGTTAACAATCTTAATCATAACCGGCTTGCCAAGTTTCTTGAAGGTAATAATGCCGTCTAAACGATTGCGGAATTCAGGAGTTAAAAACTTCTTCAAGTCTGCATCGCTGTACTCTTTATCCTGTGCGCCAAAGCCAATTGCGTTCTTTTCTGCAGATTGTGCGCCAGCGTTAGTTGTAAGGATAAGAATAAGTTGGCGGCAGTCAGCTTGTTTGCCATTTGAACCAGTAATAAAACCGTTATCCATCATTTGTAACAGTACCGTGCTAACATCCGGATGGCTCTTTTCAACTTCGTCAAACAACAGAACAGCATTTGGGTTCTCTTGAATCTGTGTAATCAACAAGCCAGCATTTTCTTCAAAGCCAACATAACCTGGAGGGCTACCAATCAGCTTACTGATACTGTGCTTCTCTTGATATTCACTCATATCAAAACGCAACAACTTAGTACCCAAGTGTTTAGCTAGTGCTTTAGCTGTTTCAGTTTTACCTGTACCTGTTGGACCCATGAATACAAATGATCCAATTGGCTTGTTCTCACTCTTAAGTCCAGCCTGTGCAACAATGATCTTATCAACAATTTCTTGAAGTGCGGTATCTTGTCCGTAAACTTCTTTTTCAAGATGTCCTTGTAGATTAATAAGTCCTTCGCTTTCTTGTTCAGCAACAACCTCTTCTGGAATCTTAACCATCTTAGCAAGTTCAAAGCGTATAGATTCTGAGTTAACAACACGTTCACTATCGGGCATTTTTAAATTAAAACGCGAGCAAGCAACGTCAATTAAGTCGATGGCTTTATCTGGAAGTTTTTTATCTGCTTGATATTTTACACTTAATTTGATAGATTCTTGAAGTGCATCATCTTTAATTTTAACTTTATGATGTTCTTCGTAGTACTTCTTAATACCTTTAAGAATCTGTAGCGTAACTTCTACTGTAGGTTCGTCAATAGTAATACGTTGGAATCGACGCATTAACGCACGATCCTTTTCAAAGTGCTTA